GGTATATCCTGTTAAATGGGATATTGATGATATTGTTCTTTTAGATAAACTTTATTATGAAAGAGCTATATATATCAATGTATTGTGGAAAAAGAAAAATCCAGATGGTTCTATTAAATATATCCCTAATCATTAACCAGATGCCAATGTGAATAAGGAAGCTATCTAAAGGAGAAATATATGAAGAATTGTAATACACATACAAATATAGACAGCAGGTTAAAAAAAGTAATAGATAAAGCGGAGAAAATGGATTTAACTTATTTTGAAGATTCAGACGGTAAGTATTGTATATGTGATGTTGACTTTGTTGACAGGTATGATACTTTAGAAGAATTAGAAGACTATCTTGATTTATTAGGCGGGTGAGATAATGATAAAATGCTGTGCCAATTGTAAAAATTGTGTAGCTATTCCAAGAAATAATAGCTATAACGATAGTGATTATCTATGCGTAATAAATAGCTATTTTGTTATAGGTATACATAAGGATATAAACAGGATAAAGCATCTGACTCCGGGTGGCAGAGAACTGGAATGTAAATATGAACCTGAAATATGTTAGAAAATGAATTGTGTGGTAAAAATCCTATATGTACATCATCTGAAAAATCAAGTTTTCTTGTGGAATTAAAAGGAGTTATTTTATGAAATATGCAAATAGATTAACTGATGAAGAATTAAGAGAAGTATATGGCTTATTTATTGATTCAGATGGAAAAATCAAAGAACTAAATATTACAAGAGATGAATATTCTATTGGGCTTGAGGGATATGTAGAGATTCCTGAATTTGAAGAAGAGAGATTGAAGGAAGCCGCAAATGCAACTCTTGTAATTGATGATGATTATGAAATTACTGATTATAATGTTAAAGTATATCATCACTCAGGTAATTGTACACCAGATTATAGAAAATGGATGTATGATAAATTTGGAGATGAATATGCAAGAGATTACTTATTTAATGGCTAAAAAATCTAAGCTTCAAGACAAGAAAGGAGATTGACATGAATTTATTAGAAAGCTATATAAAGAAAATACATTCAGTTACAGATGTTACAGAAAACTTTATAAAGCATTGTGGTTATGAACCTAAAGAGACATTATTGGAAGTAGATTTAACATCTGTATGCTATGGTGTTACTGAAAGAACAAAGAAGATGTTCTGGAAGAGTGAATTTGAGAAAGTAAAGAAGGATGGCTATTATATGTCATAAAGGAGATAAAATATGAAAATATATTTTGAAGATGGAAGATTGGATAACCCACCATTTTGTGATTATCATGTAAATGCCGCTGAAGGAGTAAGGGCTAATATATCTAAGCTGGATATTATTAAAGAAAAAGAACCTAATTCAGTTATTTATACTAAT